AGCAACAGGTTCACAAGGTAGTACAGGTACAACAGGTTCCACAGGTTCACAAGGTGCTACGGGAAGTCAAGGAAGTACAGGAACTACGGGTTCAACGGGTAGTCAAGGAGCCACGGGAAGTCAAGGTTCAACAGGAACAACAGGTAGTACAGGTTCGCAAGGTGCCACAGGTTCCACAGGTTCTCAAGGTACTCAAGGTACTCAAGGTCCTAAAGGTGCTCAAGGTATTCAAGGTATTCAAGGTTTCCTTGGTGAAACGGGACCACAAGGTACGACAGGAACAACAGGTGGTACAGGTTCACAAGGAACGACAGGTGCTCAAGGAAGTACGGGGACTACGGGTAGTACAGGTTCTCAAGGAACTACGGGTTCTACGGGCTCTCAAGGAACTACGGGAACAACAGGTTCTCAAGGAGCAACGGGAAGTCAAGGTTCAACAGGTTCAACGGGTGGTACAGGGTCACAAGGAGCCACAGGTTCAACAGGGGCTCAAGGTACTCAAGGTATTCAAGGTATTAAAGGTAATCAAGGTGTTCAAGGTGAAGTAGGTGAAATAGGAGCACAAGGTACAGCAGGTGCAAATGGTAGTCAAGGTGCAACAGGTAGTCAAGGAACTACGGGAACAACAGGAAATACAGGTAGTCAAGGAACTACGGGTACAACAGGAAATACAGGTAGTCAAGGTTCTACGGGAACAACAGGAACACAAGGTTCAACAGGTTCAGGAACACAGGGTACAACAGGGGCTACGGGAAGTCAAGGGGCGGCAGGAACAGGAAGTCACACATTTAGTTCGGCAAATAATACATCTGGTAGATATGGATTTAATATTGACCAAGTGCCTGATAATACTGATTTTGAAGCTGCGGGTTGGGTATCAATTACTGCATCAAATGGAAATACCTACTATGCTCCTGTGTGGGCATCGGAAGGTGAATAATAATAAAATATCTTTATAAATATATATTTATTCCGATTTTATTGATAAATTTGTTCATTAATCTATAAAACACACCCTATGAATAAAAATGTCTGCAAATCTGCAATAAAAAGAGGGGGAAGAATTACTCCATTAATTATCCCTTCTGAATTTACTAACGGTTTAGGTTTAATGAACCCAAGTATTCTCAAAGTAAAAAATAAATACCTTGTAAATATAAGATGGGTGGGGTATGCACTTTATCATTCCGAATATAATCAAAAATTTCAAAGTCCATATGGTCCTTTAGTTTATTTAAATCCTGAAGATGATGTCACATTAACAACAGTAAATTATAAATGTGAATTAGATATTAAAAGTGGTAAATTAAAAAAATATCAAGAAGTTAATACTAAAAAATTAGATGTAAAGCCTTTGTGGGAATTTATAGGATTAGAAGATGCAAGATTAGTTAATTGGAATGACAAACTAATTATGACAGGTGTAAGAAGAGATACAACAACAAATGGAGTTGGTAGAATGGAAATATCTGAAATAAAAGTTGATAAAGAAGTTAAAAGAACAAGAATAGAAGCACCAATAGATACATATTGTGAGAAAAATTGGATGCCTATATTAGATAAGCCTAATCATTATGTAAAATGGACTAACCCTACTGAAATAGTAAAAGTAAGCACAAAAAATAAAAATTCTAAAGTTGTAAAATTAGTAGAACAAGAATTAAAAACAGAAAGAGATTTAAGAGGAGGTTCTCAAGTTATAAAATATAAAGGTTATTGGGTATGTTTAACTCACGAAGTAGATTTATGGAGAAACGAACACAATAGAAAAGATTGTCAATATTATCATAGATTTATTGTATGGGATAAAAATTGGAAGATTGTTTATTCATCAGATGAATTTAAATTTATGGATGCAAGAATAGAATTTTCTTGTGGTTTGCATTATGAGAATAATGAGTTTTTAATAACTTTTGGTTTTCAAGATACTACTGCATATTTACTATCAATGCCTTCATCTTATTTTGAAGAAATGGTGGGTATGAAGAAATCAAAATCAAAAGATGGTGATATAAAAGAAATTAATAATCTTAATAAATTCATTAATAATCCAAATTTATATCAATCTAATTTTGATTTAGGTTTAGATTACTTTGAACAAGGTCAATATACATCTGCTCTTTCTTTCTTTTTAAGATGTGCTGAAATAGAAGATACCCCTAAAGATTTAGTATATGAATCTTTATTATTTATAGCAAAATGTATTAATCTATTAGGAAGAAGAAAATGGGTAGAGTTAACACTATGGACAAATGCATCAAGATTTATGCCTAATAGACCTGAAGCCTATCTATTTATATCTCAATATTATGAACAAATTAACAATTTTTCAGTAGCACAATCATTTGCTAAAATTGGATTAGAATTTAAAGATAATGCTAAAAAGATAAGTCCTTTAATAGGATATGAACATTATTATCAATTAGAATTTCAAGATGCATTATGTTCGTGGAATTTGGGAGAAGGTGATGTGGCAAGAAAGAAATTTAATGTATTAGGTTTTTCAAATCATCCAATATCTAAATTTTATAAAGATTTAATACAAACTAACATTACATCTTTAGGAGTTTCAAGTGACCCTTTTTTACCTTATGATAAAGCTAATGCAGAAAGATTAAGATATAAATTTAAAGGATATAGTAAAATTGAAAAAAATTATTCTCAAACATATCAAGATTTATTTGTTCTCTCAATGTTAGATGGTAAAACTAATGGAGAATATCTTGAAATTGGCTCTGCTGACCCGTATAAAGGAAGTAATACATATCTTTTAGAGAAATTAGGTTGGACAGGATTATCTTTAGAGATTATAGAAGAAGAAGTAGTAAGATTTAGAGAACATAGAAAAAATCCTGTTGTTTTATGTGATGCTACACAATATGATTACTCTAATTTAATTGGTGTAATAGACTATCTACAAATTGATTGCGAACCACCTGCAACTACATTTGAAATATTAACTAATTTACCTTTGGATAAGTGTGATTTTAAAGTAATAACATATGAACACGACCATTATACTGATATGACAAGTAAGTATCGTGAATTGTCAAGATTGTATTTATTATCTAAAGGATATAAATTAGTAGTTAAAAATATTGCCCCTGATGATGTTTCTTGTTATGAAGATTGGTATATACATCCAAAATATATTAAGCCTGAAATTTTTGACATAATGTTTGAGGAATCTGAAGATGTAAAAAAGGCTGACACCTATATGCTAAACAAAGTAGTTAAAAAGAAAAAAAATATAGACACTACCAAGGTAGTTGCTCATATAACAGAAGAGCAATGGAAAAATGCAAAATTTATACCTGATAAGAAATAATATGAATAAAGAGTTACAATTTGCATTAGAATTAAATAACTGTACTTTGATAGATGGGTGGAATGATGCAGTTATTGGAATTACTCATAGTGATAAACCTAAAGCAGTTTATAGTGTTTCTAAATGTATAGCACTTATTAAAATAAAAGAAAATATCTCTTTTGAAGAGGCTGAAGAGTTTTTTATTTATAATCAATTAAAAGGAGAAGATGCTCCTATTTTTGTAGGTTTAAATCAAGACTTATCTTCGGATGTAGATTATTATCGTTTAACAGATGCACAAATACAAGAAATGTATTCAAGATAATCTAAAATAGTTTTGCTTGAGTTTGTGGTCTATAACTTGCATCATATCTTTTATTAACACCTTTTGGATAATTTAAAGTTTTAATTTTTAAATCTTTTTTCATTTTTTTAATATCTTTTTTATTTCCATTAAAAAATAAATACCTATGTGTTGGCTTTAATAACACTTTATCTACAATTTTACCTTTATTGTCTATCCCTCTTCTAATATCAAATGAACTACCATCTTCAAATATATACCTATGTTTAGGGGTGCTTACTCCTGTATATATCCAATTGGTGGCTTGATATATGTAACCATTATGTCCTTGATTTTGGTCTGCATAAGAAACAATACAAGTTGGTTTAGGTAACATTTTTAATGATTTAGAAACAAAATATGATAAAGTATTTTTAGGCAAACCTTCGTTTACTACTAACCTGTTTAATTCAAGAGTTAGACATTCAAAAGAATTAAAAACACATTTTCCATTATTATAATTGTAATTAGGGGGAAATCCAAAAGTACATACTCCATTTAATTGTCCATCTATAAATAGTCCATATGCATAAGATATACTACACATTCGTTTTGCATAATGTTTATTTAATATCCAATCTCTACATTCAAAATTGCTTATTTTCTCAACTTTTTTTTTCATTTGACACATAAATTGCAAACCATTCATCAAAATTTAATTTATCTTTCATAAGTTCTTGTCTAATATCATTACAATAATCGTTGTATTCTATTGCAGTAGTTTTAATAAACTTATAGCTTAAATCTTGAATTTTTTCCATAAATAAATCTATTTCTTTATTTGCTCTTACTAATTGTTTAGCCGACTTGTTCTTCATTATCTTTTATTTCTTTGCAGTATTTGATGGAGGAGTATGTTCTATGGGTACAAACTTATCTTTTATTTCTTTCATCTCCTCTTTCGTGTATTTTTTGGTTGTTTCTTCTGATACAAGTTCAGCGAGATGAATTTTAGCAGATTTTATTTTGGGGTCTAATCCGGGTAATAACGGCTCTTCCGAATTATCTTCTTCCATAGCTTGTTCAAAGATAGATGCAGTTGTTTTGGTTTGGTCTACAACAATAGGGTGATTATTTTCATCTAATCTCATACTACCACCACCTTCTACAACATTATCATATGCAATTACTTTTGACATATTTAAATTTTTTGGTAGCAATTTACATAATTGTTTAAAGCAAGTTTTCTTTGACATCCAATTTTCAGGGTCTTTAGATGTAAACCATATAGAACGATTACCTGCTTTAGAAAGTGTTTGTATGGCTCTTAAATCATCAATATTCATAACTTTAAAAATAGGGTCTTGGTTTTTAAATCTCACTACACAATAAACTGCAATTAATTGACCTCTATCAACAGATGTTGGCTTATGAGATAATGTAGGGTTCAATCCTAACTCATATTCAAAATCATCATTTTCATAAACACATTCACTTGATATATTCTGAACATCAGGATTTCTATACATCAATTTACTTAATCCTTGATAACCAATTTGAAATTGACATTCATTACCATATGGAATAAGCCAACACTCCCCCATTTGTGCAGTTGGTGATAATCCAAATTCAGCACAAGTTAAGATTGAAGAAAAAACAGATGCAGGATTTTTATTGAATACCTGTAAGAGCCTTGAGTTTCTTTTTATTTGATTAACTGCCATATGTATAAATTGTTGTGGGTTAATCTCTTGCTCCTCTAAAAGGTCTTTTATAGTTTGTAAATAATATTTACTTAATTGGTTTTCAAATTTTATTGCTATTTCTTTTGACATTTTATACTTTTTAATTGTTTAAACTTATTCATTTTCTTATCTATGGTTTTACAATCCTTGTAATCATCAGTATAACCACCTATTGTATAAACTCTGCAAAACTCTTTTACTTTCTCATCTGTCCACTTAAAATTTTTCATATTTGTATATCTTTTAGTGATTTACTTAATTTTTGTGGTATTGAATAACTTGCTCTTACTCTATTAGATATTGTTTTATCTAATTGATATAAGTAATCAATTTCTTTGTGAATTTGTTTACTTGTTCTGTTGCCTACGGTTCCAAACTCTTTTTTATATTTCCATTTTGATACTATTCTTTCCATAATTTCTATTTTTAAAGATTTAAGTTAGTTTGAATATTGTTTTTAATTATATATTGCTTTTCAAGAGAACTCTTAATGTATAAGATTGAATTGGCTCTTTCTTCAAGTGACTTTATATATTCTTTGATTTCATTATTATCAAGAGAAACATAGTAACCTTTACTTGTAGCAATTAAACAAGCTACATAACCATTTGCTCGTATATGATGAATTATTTTTCTTAAACGACTATCAGTAATTTTATACCCTTTGTCTTTTAAAATTTTACATATATACTTGTTGGTAACGGCTTTATCTTTTCCTATTTTAGTTTTTAATCCACTAACAATGATAGGGAGTAAAGTTCTTAACTCATAATCATTTAACTCGTGAGTTATTTCTGAAAAATTAGTTATGCTCATTTTATTTACTTTGGTTATACATTTGATTTCATTACAAATATATAAAAAAAACAATACAAACAATATATCTTTAAAGATATTTAAGAAAATATCTAATTAAATATTTATTTAACCTGATAATCTCCTAAAAAAAATGCTTTATTTTTATCTAATTTTTGCACTCTAATATGAAAATAATGCTCATCTACTGATTTAATATATTCCATATTTCGTTGAAAGTCTGTCATTTCGTGTGCAACCACACCATTTTCCCACTTTTTATGACAAGAGAAACAATGGTAACGA